CAATGAAGCGCAAGCAATTGCTTACTCTTTATCAGACAATAAATCGTCAGAATTTGCAGATTATGACGATGAAATTTTAAGCATGTTATTACGAACAAAAGAACTAGACCTCACTCCAAAAAATACTGGATTTAATTCTAAAGAATTTAAAGAATCTAAATTGTCCTGGGAACCTGATTTTAATTCTATTGAATCTATAAAAGAAAATGAAGATGGATTGATGACTGTTATTAAAATTCGGTGTCCATTTTTACTTAAAGAAAAGGTATTAGAGCAATTGAAAATTTATATGGAGGAGTATGAAGATGTCAAAATCTCCTAAAGTGAAATTAAATCTTCTTATTAGTTATCCATATCTTCGTGGAAACAAAGCAAATGTTTTTTCAATACTTAATAAAAGAGAAAATGATATTCGTTTGCTTATTGATTGCGGTGCTTTTTCTGTACAAAGTGGAAGTGCAAAAGTGAATATTAATGATTATATACAATTCATTAAAAATGTAGATTGTAAAGTGGATGATTATTTTACATTAGATGTCTTAGGTGATTCCAAAAAGACACAACGTAATCTTGATATATTCTATAATGCAGGACTCCATCCAATTCCTATTTTTACAAAAGGTGAAAAGTTCGAAAATATAAATAAACTCTATGAATATAATTCTCGTATTGCAATTGGTGCTTTAGAAGGAGGAGCGTCAAAAATTGAAAAAGGGTATATTAAACGAGCAATGCGAGAAGTTAATACTCGAAAAGTACACTGGTTAGGTTACACAGATAAAGATTTTATGTATTATTATAAACCTGACAGTGTAGATAATACAAATTATATGCGGGGAGCAAAATGGGGGTCAATGGAAATTTATGCAGGACAAGGTGTATGGTTAACATATATAAGTCGAAGAAATTTTCCTGTACATAAGCCAAATAATAAATTGAGAAAGTTGCTTGAAATTTATGGAAGAAATTATATGGAGATGTTGAAGACAGAAAATTGGATTGAAAGGAAAGATTTACCTACATCGCTCCCTTCAGAAATAACAATGAAAAGTTGGGTATTGTACGCCTTGGATATTTATTTACATTATAAAATTAAATTCCATTTAGCATGCAATCCATTAATGATAGAAACATTACTTAAATATTATGATTTTTGGAAAGAGAAAGGAGTCATTTATGAAGATGGTATTAATTTGTTTAAGAAAAAATGATATTCCATTAATAGAAAGGAGACGAGTGCTGCATTTAAAGATGCCAGTATGACAGATAATACCTTATACACATCAACTATTGAAATTTGACCCGGTTCTTGTACATCTTATTCATTTTGAAAGGAGTAGAGTATACAATGTCATACGAATCTGAATTTAAAACAAAAGTCGAGGAAATGACATCGGAAGAAATTAAACAACAACAAGAAGCAATTCTTGCATTAAAATTGTCTCCAATTTGTACATTATCATATCAAGGAGATTCAATACCACCTCCAGCTATTCTTTATAAATATAGTGAATTAGAAGGTGTCTGTCCAATGACAGGACTTCCTGATAATTATATAATCAAGATTGTCTATGTTCCAGATAAATTTATTCCTGAATTAAAGAGTCTTCGTTTCTATTTTATTGAATTTCGGAATCTTCCAATTCTTCATGAGCATTTAATTGATAAAATATTTGAAGATTTTAATAATATTGTCAAACCCTATGCACTCAAGATAGTAATAAAAGTAGCTATTCGAGGGGGTATTTCTACCGTATTAACAAAAGAATTATAACAATCATATAAAGGAAATTCAAATGAAAGTATTAATTATTTATTCTGGAGGATTAGATAGTTCAGTATTATTGAGTACTTTTTTGGAAGATAATGATGTATTTGCAGTTCATTTTAATTATGGACAGAAACATTATGAAAGAGAATACGAAGCCGCAAGAAAAGTATTTGAAGCTTTTGATTTAAAGCAAGGAAATTTGATACCTATTAAATTAGATTTGAATGATATGGGATTCAAATCTGCATTATTAAAATCCGGCGAAAATGTTCCAGATGGTAGTTATAATGAAGAGAATATGAAAAAAACAATAGTACTTTTTCGGAATGGTATTATGATTTCTATTGCAGTAGGAATTGCTTGGAGTATAAATTGTCATTTGATTAGTTTAGCTAACCATGCAGGAGACCATTTGATTTATCCAGATTGTCGTCCTGCCTTTATAAAAGCTATGCAACATGCAGTTTATTATGGAACAAATAACAATATATTTTTGATGTCTCCTTTTGTAACAAAAACTAAAGCTGAGATTGTAAAGATTGGTTGGGTAAATCGTGTACCATTTCATCTCACTTATAGTTGTTATAAAGGAGGAGCCTTACATTGTGGAGTCTGTTCTACCTGTATAGAAAGAAAGGAGGCTTTTATAGAAGCTGAAATAAGTGACCCAACGATGTATGAAGTATATTAAAAGTATATGAAATTTTGAATTTTAAAAGTAAATCAGTATAATCGTAGGTATTCAGTATAAACTGCAAAATTTGATAGGGTATTGACACTTTAAAGGAGGTTTGTATGTACTATCTGAAAAAGACAATTCAAATATCGGCAAGTCATTCATTACAACTTAATTATTCTTCTCCATGTACCAAACTTCATGGACATAATTATAATATCACAATATTTTTAAGCTCACCTGCTTTAAATGACAGTGGAATGATTTGTGATTTTACTGCAATTAAAAAGGTTGTACAAGAACTCGACCATCTACATTTGAACGAACATTTATCTCAGCCAACTGCTGAACGTTTAGCATTCTTTATTTCAAATAACTTAAATGAATTATTAAGACTTGAAATAGGACACGAACATGTATTAAATTATTGTCCGTTTTGCTACCGAGTTACAGTAGAAGAAACATCCGGCAATGAAGCCACTTATGAGGAGTGAGGAATAACATGGATATTCAAGAAATTAAAAAGATGAAAATATCATTAGAACATAGTATTTTAAAAGGTATTGAAACATTTGAAGCAAAAACTTCATGTTGTGTAGTACGTGTTAATCTTAGAACTTTACTATTAGCGCAAGATATTGAACGAAATATAATTGAAGTTACCACTACTGTAGAAATATAATAAGGAGAGAACAGTGCTACATATAAACGAAATTTTTTATTCAATCCAAGGAGAAGGTTATTGGACAGGAACACCAATGATTTTTGTAAGATTTTCTGGATGCAATTTGAAATGTCCTTGGTGTGATACAGAACACGAAAAGGTAAACATTTTTTGTGATGAGAGTAAATTAGTTGAATTTATTACAAAAACATTTCCTAAATGTAACAGGATTTGTCTTACTGGGGGTGAGCCAACTTTACAATGTTTTAATGGTGATTTATGGCAGCTTTTATTGGCTAATAAATTCAAAATACATTTAGAAACTAACGGAACAATTCCTTTTAGTATTACAAATGCTTGGGTAACAGTATCACCCAAAGAAAATTGGAATTTAAAAGAAGGTGATGAATTAAAGATTATATGGACTGGACAAAGTAAAACAGAATTGGATAAATATTATTTTGATTCTGATTTTGAGTATTATTATTTACAACCAGAGTGGCAAAAAAATTGTGATTTATTTGGTAAGTATGACAATAAAGCTTTATTACCATTATTAAACATTATTAAAGAGGAGCCAAGATGGCGATTAAGTCTACAAATACAGAAATTACTAAATGTCAGGTAACATGGAAAGATATCAAAACAGAAATCAAAATATTTACAGAAAAATTTAAAATGGAAGATAGGCAAATAAATGTTTATGGCATACCAAAAAATGGTATGTTATTGACAGCATTTTTACCTTCTGAATACTTTTTACCAATGTCAGATATTAATGATGCTGAAATTATTTTGGATGATATAGTAGATAGTGGGAGAACTCGAGATAAATATTTAGAACGTTATATATCGACGTCTGGACTTCTTCCAAGCTTCTATGCGTTTTATGATAAACGTAATAATATTAATAAATGGCTTGTAATGCCTTGGGAGGATACTGAGAAGGATACTGAAGATTTAATTACTCGGCAGTTGGAGTACATCGGCGAAGATATTAATAGACCAGGTATTAAAGAAACTCCTGAACGAGTAGTTAGAATGTGGAAGGAAATTTATGCTGGATATGATATGGAAGTAAAAACAACCACATTTTGTACTAATGCTGATGAGATGATTATCCTGGATAATATTAAATTCTTTTCAATGTGCGAGCATCATTTATTGCCTTTTTTCGGTACTGTTGCTATTGGGTATATACCAAGTATGGTTAAAGGAACTATGATAATACGTACAGAAGATATAACTGATGGTTATCAATTTGCATATAATCAGAACAGTCAACAATATACAATCATTGGTGTTTCGAAACTTGTACGAGTTGTTGAAATGTATAGTAAGCGTGCTCAGATTCAAGAAAGAATGACTACACAGATAGCAGAGTGGGTAATGAAAACGGTTCATCCACTGGGGGTTGGTGTTGTGGTAAAAGGACAACATTTATGTATGGGCATGCGAGGTGTAAAAAATCCTACTTCTGTAATGACAACATCTTCTATGTTAGGTGTATTCAGAGATGATAAAAGTGTTAAATCTGAATTCTTAAACAGGATATAAAAATGACTTTTAAAGAGAATTGTAGAGAACTTAATAAAGCATGTAGAAAACTTAGTAAAACTATTTGTGAAGAATGTGATAAAAGTATAAAAGAATTTATGATTGTATGTGGTGTATATATAGTTGGAACTTTAATAGTATTTTTATTTTTGTAAAGAAAAATTAGAAGGTTGATTCTTTTCTGGAGCTTTTTAATGAAAAATTTTATTGTATTGTATTTTGATACGTTGTTGTAATACGCTAAACTATGTTAAATATACGTTAAACTACGTAGTACAAAAAATAAACGCAATACGAACGCATTATACAGGGGGATGTATGTATGGCTAATGAAAAGATAATTTTAAAAATTAAAATAAACTAATAAACTAATAATATATATACATATAAGGGTGTGTATAATGCGTTTTTAATGCGTTTTTAATTTTAATTTTTAAAAGGAGGAAAGTACATGAAATTTTTTAAATGGACGTTAAGACGAAATGATAAAAGAGCAACAATAATAAAAAGTGGGGAGGTAACTGAAAATAGTGCTGTGGAAGCATTAGAAACATTAGCAGTAGCAGGTATTTATGCTACCCTTAATACCTCAATAGAAATTGAAACAATAAAGGATGTATTATGAAGAACAAATCTAAAGCACAAGAAGAGCAATTTAATCGTTTTCGTATTCAAGGGTCAATTGTACGAGCCAAAAAATTTCTTCAAATTTCATTGCATGTAGATACTGAATCTGATGTATTACAAGATTACCAACGTTGGGATTTAGAAGATATTGTAGATAATTTATCTTTACTTGAAAAAACTTTTACTCTTAAATAAAAGGAGAATGATGTGAAAAGAAGAAGATGGTTGTCGGATAATAATTCGAGTATGAACGTATCGGGTACTCCAAAAAAGAAAGAAAAGAAAGAAAAAGAAAAAGATTTTAGAACACAAGTAGATGATATTCCTTCATTTAATACACGAGAAGCGGTCATGTATGTCATTCTCGCATTGTTAAGCGTATCTGCCGGTATGTATGTAGTATGGGTACTAGCCTGTAAATAAGAAAGGGATAGGCATGTTTAGATTAGTTTATAAATGTAGAGCATGTGGAGTAGGGTTTGAATGTCAGTTTAATTCTTTATTAAGTGGTTGGAAAGATAAAGTAGTAATAGCTCATAACTGTAATAACAATGATAATTCAATACAAGGAATTGGAGATTTAATTCAAGTTGTAGAAAAGAAAGAAAAAGGATAATTTTATGATAGAAAAATATATACTATATGGGGAGAAAGGTGAAGTGATTGCTATTAAATGGAATGATATAAAAGAAATAGCAATAATAGGGGGTAATACACGTTTCAAACGTTTTATGATTACCATTCTCAATGAATATTTTAAAAAAGGTCTTAGACATGCACAACAAATTCTTACACAAAAAAATAAAGTTAGATTTGTGTTTAAGACCTATCAAAAACGTTTTGATTTAGGTTTAACAAAATTACAGAAACATGGATTTAATATTGAACAGGTATCTTTACATGAAAGGATAATGAGATAAAATAATGGAAACTTATTATTGTATTAAATTATCGTATGCTACAATAAATATTATTGTAAAAAATAATATAATTATTGGAGCTTCTAATTATGGTAAATGGATGATTAAAAAACCATTCGTTTTTATTTGTGAATGGGTAGCTAAAAAAAGAGGAACAGTAATATTAGTAAAAACAGAAAAAGTACATAAACAAACAGAAGAGGAGAGAAAATATAAATCTATTAAACAGTAAAGGAAAAAAATTGATACATACTGGAAAATATATAACAGTAAATGAATTAGAAATGACCAAACAATATCAATTGTTAGATAACATGAAATGGGCACTCATGGAAGCACGTTGTAGAAAAGGTGAATGTACATTGATACAATATGCTGAAGAACTTATTAAAAGTGTATTATCTGATTTTTTTATTGAACTACAAAAAAAATATGGAATAGATAATACAGAACGTTTACCAATGGGAGTTACTAACAAAGGTGAAATGGTTTTTTTAAGGGGGAGGAGTTATTAATGATTCTAAGTAAAGGGAATTTGCAGGTAGTTTTAGTATCACAAGATGATAAAAATATACCTGGATTGAATAATGTTTTAATTGAGAAAAATGGATGTACAGTAGCAGTCAATAGAAATTCAGTTATAATAGTTGGAGCAATAGATAAAAAAGTTTGTGAAAATGTGCCATTAGAACCGTCGTATAATGACATTGACGTGGTTATTTCATCTGATACGATTAAAGAAATTATAAAAAATATTCCTCGTGATACATTATTCAACGGTTTGCTCGAACATTGTGATATGGATAAAAAAGGTTTATTTACTATCACAGATGGTAAACGAAAAAAGAAAATTAGTGGGAAAATAAATGATAAACCTTTCGTAAATTATCGTAGTTTAGTTGAATGTGGAGATGTAACGTATAAAACAGCGTTAAATTTTAAACGATTGCACACATTACTTAATACGATGCAAAAAGTTTGTGGTGATTCTACGGGAGAAAGTGTTGTTTTTATGGAGTTTACTGAAGATAATAAATTAATTCTTCGGGCAAAAAACATGAAAAACAAACAGGAAATGTTTATAATAACAACATGTTACAAAAATTCATCCAGAAATGAACAAAATTTTTTATTGCCCATAACTGTAAAGAAAACAAAGGTTAAGAAAAAACGATATAAAAAATTGAAAAAGTAATTTGACAATTTATTTATATTCCATATTTTATATACATTAGGAAACCACACGCTCGCTATTACGTTTTTATAGAAAACCATTTATTCCAGGATGAGTAATGCCGAAAGTTAAAAAAGGTTTTAAATCTAATGGGCAGTTTGCTAAAGGGAATAAAGTACAATCCCATAAACGAACTACTCCCAGCAAATCTTTTATGAAGAAATTGGAAGAAGCTTTACTCGTGGTAGAGAAAAAGGAAGGAAAGAGTTTAGCACAACATGCTATTGAGATGGCATATACTGATAAGACAATTCTTGTGGCTGTTCTTAAAAAGTTTGCTCCTGATTTAGCACAAGTGAAGGTAGAACCTAACGGAGATTTAGCGGTTACATTTAATATAAAGGATTTTCGTAAGGATGAAAACAAGAAAGAAGAAAGTCCCGGAATTTAATTCTAAATTTTGGGATTTTTTTAATGCTTCCAGGGATAAACGATTTGTTATTAATGTAGGAGGAGCAGGTTCCGGGAAAAGTTTCTCAACGGCACAATGGTTGATTAAAAAGCTGTTTGAAGAAACAAAGAAAAAGTTTTTAGTAGTAAGGAAAACGTTTCCTTCATTACAATTGACAGCAATGCAGTTGATTTTAGATTTATTACAAGAATACAATTTACCTTATGATTTGAATAGACAAGCACCGGTTACATTAAGAGCACATGGTAATGAAATGATATTTAGGGGTCTTGACGACCCTGAAAAAGTAAAAAGTTTCGACCCTAATTATGTTTGGATGGAAGAAGCTTCAGATTTTAGACGGAAAGATTTTACCCAATTAAATTTAAGGTTAAGAAGACCCAACGATTTACCTAATCAAATATTTATGTCTCTTAACCCAGTTGATAAACTTTTTAGTTGGATTTATGATAAATTTTTCGAACATATTCATCCACGAGCCGCTATATTAAATAGTACATGGATGGATAATTATAAAAATTTAGATAATGAATATATTGAAGAGTTGGAGGCATTAATTGATGAAGATGAAACTACCTATCAAATATACACATTGGGGCTATGGGGAGTTCTTAAAAATATCATTTATAATAATTGGGACAATATTCCTAATTTTCCTGCTGTGTTGGGTGATAGATTTTATGGATTGGATTTTGGTTATAGCCAACCGATGGCTTTGGTTGAATGTAGGTATATAGATGCTGAAATATATGAGAAAGAATTAATATATTCGACGCATTTAACTACTCCTGAATTAATAGAAAAATTAAAGGTTTTTGTACCTAATCGAAATGACACAATTTATGCAGATTCAGCCGAACCCAGTAAGATTCAAGAAGTAAGGTTAGCAGGGTTTAATATAAAGCCGGCAAGAAAAGATGTTAAGCACGGAATTGATTTTGTTAAGCGTTTAAACTGTCATATTGTAAATGGTAGTCCGAATTTAGAGAAAGAAAAGAAGGGATACAAATATAAAGAAGATAAGGATGGTAATATATTAGAAGAACCGGTAAAATGGGCTGACCATTTAATGGATGGAGAAAGATATGCAATTTTTACACATCTATTTAAACTTCTTCGTCCTATCATATTACGAAAAAAATTAACCAAACAGTTATTAGGAGCGCCATAATGAATATTGAAGAAATACTTGCCTTACCTACATTTACTCGCATTGTAGCGCAATTAACTAAAGACCCGAATCAAAAAGAGGCAGATATTGAGAAATGGCAAAAAGAATATGATGGAGAGCATGTCATTCTTGATAAACCAGCTAAATTTAAAGGTACGGGTAAGACATTACAATCTATCCCAGTTACTCGTGAAGTAATCACATTACAGAAAAAGATTGTTAGTATGGCTACTACCTTTTTATTCGGTGCTCCTGTTAGTCTTGTCTTAAATGATGGGGATGAAGGAGCTTTTAATATATTATTGGATGTATGGAAAAAGCGTAAATTAGATTACTTTAATAAGAAGGTGGCAAGACGTACATTCATTGAAACTAAAGTTGCAGAAGTATGGCATATAGTAAAACCTGCTAATGGAGAAAGTGAGATTCGTGTAATTCTTATGAGTAGGAAAACCGGATATAAAATATTTGCTCATTTTAGTGCTATGGGTGATATGGATGCTTTTACTACTCAATATGAAACGTTAAATGAAAGAGGAAAGAAAATAAGTAATTGTGATATTTACACAGATACAAAAAAAATCATGGCGGAACGAATAGGTGGGAAATGGGTAGAAACTGAAGAAGTTAATGTTATTGGGAAAATACCTGTTATATATTATGAACAAGAAAAACCGGAATGGGACGATGTACAGTCAGAGATTGACCGACTTGAAGCAATGGTATCTAAATTTGCTGATACCAATGATTATTTTGGTGCTCCAATACTGATGATTAAAGGCAAGGTTGAAGACCCACCTGATAAAGAAGAGACAGGTAAAATCATGGTATTTGAAGGTGAAGTAAATGCAGCAGGTGAGACAGAATATAAAGGGGATGCTCAATATTTAATTTGGGAACAGGGTACAGAAGCCACTAAGCAAGAATATGATATGCTTAACGATATTATATATAGTATGACATCTACTCCAGATTTGAATTTTAATAATGTAAAAGGTATGAGTGCCTTATCGGGTATTGCTATTAAACTCATGTTTTCAGATAGTATTTTTAAAGCAAAAGATAAGGAAGAATTATTTGGAGAAAATGTTACTAGACGTATAAATTTATTACGTACAATGTTGGGTGTTATTAGTATAAAGAATAAGAGTTTGTTTGATGGTCTTGATATTGCCGTAGAATTTGGGTCAGTATTACCTTCTGATATTAAAGAATTAATTGATTCGTTGTCTATAGCACGAGGAGGAGAACCGACTATGTCTGAAGAAACGGCTGTAAGACAAAACGCTCTCGTTTCCAATCCAGAAGAGGATTTGAAAAAATTAGAGGAAGAAAGGGAAAGAAAAACAACTGTGCAGCAATCACTTGGTGAAACTTTTGAGGTGTAAATGGGAGCCTTTGAGACAAGAAATATACAAGCAATCATTAAACGCAATAAACAAATTGATGCCATCCTTAAAAAGGCATCCTTGGATATTTCTAAAAGGTTCACTACTATTAAAGGTAAAAGATTTGCAAAAGTAATGCACAATGAAATAAATAAAGTACGAAAACAGTTAGAAAAAAATATACAAACGGGAATAAAACAGCATTGGAGACTTGGTGGAGCGAAAGGAAATAAATTAATTGATGGGTACTTGCAGAATGTAAATGTATCAAAAAACTTATATAAGTCCTTTCGCTCACCAAATTTAGTAGCTTTAAATACCTTTTTAAATCGTGTCGAAAAAGGATTAGGTCTCAGTAGGAGAGTATGGAATTTGACCCAGCACATGCAAAAACAAATGAATGAGTACTTAGGTAGTGGAATTGTCGTGGGTAAATCGGCAGTACAAATTGCCAGAGGTATGAATAAATTTCTTGCTGGTGACCCTATTAAGTATAAAGGTGGTTTAATTAAAGGTGTTAATATTTCATATCAAGCAATACGCCTTGCGGCTACTGAAACTAATATGGCTTTTCGTTATGCTGACCAAGTTAAAATGGAAAAATTACCTTTTATAACTGGTAAAACTATTATGTTATCTGGTAGTCATCCTCAAACAGATATATGTGATGATTTAAAAGGAACTTATCCGAAAGATTTTGTTTGGGGAGGTTGGCATCCATTTTGTATATGCTATGCTATATGGAATACATTGGAAAAGAAGCAATTCGTATCCCTTATGAGGACTGGCAAGGTGGCAAAGAACGCATTTACTACACAATTACCAAAGAATATGAGTAATTACCTAAATACACATAAGAATGCGTTTAATCGTATGATTAAGCAGGGTAATCCACCTTACTGGGTAAGAGATAATATGATAGTACAAGAATTGATTAAAGAGAATGTACAAACTGGTTATGAAATGATGTTACTTTCAAACTTGAATTTTCAAAGTAAGGCAGTTATGGAAGGGGTTTTGGGCTCACAAGGAAGAATAGATATTTTTAAAAAAGTAATAAAAACTCATGCAGATTATAAAGGATTTAAATTAGTTGATATATTAGCCCCTTTAAAAATAGAAATAAGAGCAGGAAAATTTATTATAGTAGATGGTAATCATAGATTTATGGCGTATAAACAACTTGGTAGAAAAACAGTTCCGGTTATTTTGAAGAAACCTATTATACCTGTTGTTCCGAAAGTTCCTATATCTATACGGCAATTTGAAACATTAGGTGGTGCTGAAGAAGTATTGGTTAAAGAATTTACACCTTGGTATAAATCTTTAACTGCAGTAGAGAAAAAAAGTTTAAATTATTATGTTAGTACGGAAGAATTAGGATTTGAAAAGATAAATAAGTTTTTGAGAAGTGGGACTTTTAAACATACAGGTTTAGAAGAATATATTAAAAATCTTTCATCTGCCATTAATAAAGGAATTTTACAACAAGATACTATAGTTTATAGAGGAGCGGAAAATAAAATTTTATCACAATCTTTTGATTATATATCAAAAAATATGGAATTTAAAGACCTTGGTTTTGTTTCTACTTCCGTAGATAAAAATATTGCTAAAAATTTCTTTAAGGATATAAGAAAAACGGATGATGCTATTTTTATGAAAATTAAAATACCAAAAGGAACAAGAGTAGGTATAGGACGTTTTGAAGATATTGAAAGAGTACTTAGGATGAGTGAGGGAGAAATTATACTTAATAAAGGAACTACTTTTATAATAGAAAAAGCAGTAATTGAAGATGGTAGAAAAACTTTATATATGAAAGTAGTAAAAACTATTCCAAAAGCTATTCCAAAAGCTCCTGTTTGGGTACCAAGAAATTTTGGTTATTAAATGAATGGAATTTAATTTAAACTAAAAACCAGAGATATTAAATGAGTAATGTTAATAAATTTATTAGTACTGAATTAGAATTACCATTATGTTTAAAATGTGCATTTATACAAAAAAATGGTATCTGTAAAGCTTTTCCAAAAGGTATTCCAATAAGATTTTTATCAGGTAATGAAGAACATACTAAATCATTTACAGGAGACCATGGAATTCAATTTAAACCAAAAACTGGAGGTACTACATGAATACATTTGAACTTATCATTATTGCCGAATTAGCAATTCTTATCATTGCTACATTGGTGACCCATTAACATTAAACTTTAAATGACTGGAGGGAGTGACAAATGAAACGAATTGCATTCTTATGTTTACAGGGGTTAGAAGCCTTCATAGAACCTATTATTACACGGTTAGATGAGGATGATGACTACTTAGTCAATAAACAACTTATTAACCTTAATGATAGTAATTGTAAACAGCAAATTAACGATGCTATTCATTGGGCAGATATTGTATGGATAGAATGGGCGAATGAAGTAGGAATTATAGCAACTGATGATACAGTTTTCCCAGAGATTCTTAATAAAAAGGTGATTGTGCGCTTACATAGTTATGAGGCATTTGAAAGTGCCTTTATGCACAATATTAAATGGGGAAACGTACATAGACTTCTTTATGTTGCTCCTCATATTAAAAGTCTCACGGATGAATATTTTCCGGGAGTAACAGACACTATAAAAGGTAGTATTATAATTGTTCCAAATGGAGTGGATTTATCCAAGATTAAAAAAATTGATAAAAATGGAAGTAATTATCATAATATAGCGTGGGTCGGTCATATTAATCATAAAAAGAATCCGCCAATGATGCTTCAAGTAATACAGAAGCTTCCTTCAGAATATCATTTACATGTAGCAGGGGCATTCCAAGACCCTCGCTATGAAACGTATTTAAAGTTCATGGTAAACGAAATGAGAATCAGTGGACAAGTTACTTTTTATGGGTATGTAGATGGTATGGATAAATGGTATAAAGATAAAGGAATTTTACTGCACACCAGTATTCATGAAGGGCATAATTATTCTATCATGGAAGCAATGGCTCGTAATATTTACCCAATTATTCATAATTTCAAAGGTGCTAAAGAATTATATCCTAATTGTATTCTATTTAATACTATACAAGAAGCAGTTGAGAGTATAAGGAAAATTACAAGTTGGGACAGGGGTTGGTTAAAAGAATATGTTATTTCAAAAAAATGGACACTTACTTCTCAAATTAAACAAATAAAAGGGATTATTGATGGACTCTAAAATATGGGAATCTCTTTGGACTAAATATAAAGATGTTGCTCCTGTTAATGTTATGAACGACCCAAGTAGTATAAGTATGCGGTCAGAATTAATAGGATTTTTATTAAATTTTTTCGACCTGAAGGGTAAAAGAATACTCGAAGTTGGTACCGGAACAGGTCAATATTCAATGGAATTATCATTGAGAGGAGCCCATTGTACCGGAATTGATATTGACAAAAATAGTATTGATTTAGCCAATAGAATTGCTAAGGAATACCATATTGAAAATTGTAAATTTATAAACATGAATCTGTTTGATGTAAAAGAAAGATATGATATAGTAATTAGTATGGGCTTAGTGGAACATTTTAATAATATAGAATTAATACAAGTATTGAAAAAAATGAATT